CGGATCATTCCGAAACGACGGAAGCGCATCATCCCACTGTGGTGTTGTGTTATCCCTCCTGTTATCACACCAACCGTTACCAATGGGCACAAACTTTCCGGCGATCAGTTGAAGGAAATTGGGATGTCTACGGCCGAGGCTGCAGTCCCTGATTGGTCCGACCTCGCCAAGCACACGTGGAACCACGTCATCGCTCGCACCCATGAGACATTCCATAGTGAGATACTCACTGACATGATCGGCAAGCCCAGGGGAGGTACAGGTCAGCACCGCAACAACGCTGTTGGCTCTATCGTTAACGGCGCTGCCAAACGAGGGCTTACTAGGAAGGTTGACCGGATGAACGCCAAGAATCCCGAGTCACACTCCAACAACCGCAACGTGTGGGAGTGGACCGGGATGGTGCTCACTGCCAAGGACAAGAGGGTCAAGCCGTGCCCCCTCTGCTCCGGCTACATCACCGTCACCGCTCGTAAGAAGACGTGACGACTCTAATATGACAACACTGGAGGATTGGGTCGATAGCGTTCTCGATTACTACGAGACACGGACGTGGGGACGCTACGACCCCTGGGAGAAGTCATGGGAGAAGAACATCTACGGTAGGTTCCCCCTGCCTCCGGTCATCGACCTCAACCACGCTGACTTCGACCCCCAAGCATTGCAGGACGCCATGATGTGGCTTCATGACGGGGGACTCAAACCTCGCGAGGTTGCGTCGGTGCTCCATCTTCCCAAGAAGGGAATCGGAAAGGCTTTGGAAAAGTTGGCTGTCGAGTACAGCGATGACGCTTGAGCTACGGCCCTACCAAGTCGAGGCCATCGACCGCATCGTTGACCGTGGTAACTTACTACTTGCGCTGACGATGGGGGCGGGCAAGACCGTCGCTGCGGTCGCTGCCATCCGGCGTCTCCGTCGTCAGCGTGTTGTTGACTGCGGCGTGGTCTTCGCCCTCAAGTCCACCAAGTGGCACTGGATGCGTGAGATCCACAAGGCCGATCCCAGGGCCACGGTCCAGGTGGTGGACGGCACGAAGGCCCAGCGGGTAAGGGCCATCCGTGCCGCCCACAGATACAACTACACCATCATGCACTACGAATGCTTGGTGAACGACTGGGACTACATCAAGGAGTACCTGCCGACCTCGTTCTGCATACTTGATGAGGCCTCGTACATCAAGGGCTTCGCCGCCAAACGCACCAGGGCAGCCAAGGCTCTCGGCAAGCGCACCCCCGTGCGCATCGCCCTGTCTGGCCAACCGGTGGAGAACCGGCCTGAGGAACTGTTCTCCATCATGGAGTGGGTTGACGCTGACGTGCTCGGCTCGTTCCACAAGTTCGACCGCACGTTCATCGTCAGGGATGGCTACGGGAGGCCTACTCGCTACCGCAACCTTCACTTGGTAACACAACGTTTGGGTCCAGCGATGTACCGCAAGAGCCGGGAGGACATCGCTGAGTGGCTGCCCGAGATGATCGAACAGGAGATGCCGGTCGTCCTGGACAAGCGGACGATGGCTCTCCACGACATGGTCAAGCAAGACCTGTCCGACGCCATCGACAAGGCCATCGCAGAGGGGATCCGTGGTTCCTTCGATGTCCTCGCCCACTACGGGCGGGTGCAGAGCGGCCGGGACATCTCACTGATGGGGGAGGTGATGTCCCGGCTGCTCGCCATGCGGATGCTGAGCAGCCACCCGCGTCTTCTAAAAATTTCCGCAGATGAGTTCGATACCGAAGTATCACGGCGGGGCAGCAGGTATGCCAGCGAGTTGAAGACCTCCGGTGTTCTGACCGGCATCCCCGACGAGCAGGAGAAGTTCAGCAACCTGCTGGAGCGAGTCCAGAACATCCTCGCCGCCGACCCACGGCACAAGGTCGTGGTCTTCTCCTACTTCAAGCCGATGCTGGCGATGATCGGTGCGGCCCTGGCCAAGAGCAAGATCCCCTACACCACCATCACCGGGGATGTCTCCGGGCCTGAGCGTGACCGCCGCATCCAACGGTTCAACAACGACCCCAACTGCAAGGTGTTCCTCTCGTCCGATGCCGGGGCGTACGGCATCAACCTCAACCAGGGTTCTCACCTGTTGTGTTACGACTTGCCTTGGAGTTCGGGTGCCCTCGCTCAACGAATCTCACGCATCGACCGCACCGACTCGGCCTTCAAGCAGATCAACATCGGCTACATGTTCGGACTGGGCACCATCGAAGAGCGCATGTACAACATGCTCCAGCAGAAGCGCAAGGTCAGCCGTGCCTTCATCGACGGGGAGTTCGAAAAGGGAGGCACCCTCAAGCTCGACCTGCAGAGCCTGCGGGAATTCCTGGACGAGACGCAGTAGAGGCCACCCGCGGGTGGCCTCTACCATTCACGCCTCATGAAGCGTGCCCCGTCGCTAGTTCGGGGTGTCGGCACTAGGGCGGTCCCCTCATGATGGATCTCCCGGCCAGCGGCGGTGTCACCATACCACAGTGGGGAGGACTGCTACCATTGGGGGATGCCCCGCCGCATCATCCCACGCTCCAGCCCTGGTGACTTCCTCTACACCCTGCGTGACTACCTGAGCAACCGCTCGCTGCGCGAGCGCTCCGAGTACCACGAAGGCAAGCTCAAGAAGCAGTTGATGTCCACCCTGGAAACCCAGGGTGAGCTAGAGGGCGAGGGTCACCGGGTCATCGAACTGGACAAGCCCGAGGAGTACTTCGCCGTCAAGGAGGGCAACCCGGTGCCCAAGCTGGTCACCGGGATCAAGCGCCAGCGCCGGGTCAGCCAGTCGCTGAACGAAGAGCGCACCATGGCCCTGCTCAAGGAGAAGGGGCTGCTCGACTCCTGCACCGAGGTCGTGGTGGTGCTCAATGAAGACGCCGTGCTCGCCGCCAACTACGGCGGGCAGATCGAAGACGACGAACTGACCGACCTCTACGACGAGAACGAGACGTTCGCCTTCTACCTCATCACGGAGGACGCCTGATGCCTGCGGCGTCACCACCCCGTGGTCGGTACCGCCCCCGCAACGGTGAGGCGGCACACGACCAAGCTCAGATCCAGTTCCGTCTCCCCCACACCTTGCGCAAACGGCTGTATGCCGAGGCCTCCCGCCGTGGTGTCTCGGCCAACTTCCTGATCGAACGTGCCCTGGTGGACGCCCTCGCTAAGTGGGAGAAGAAGAAGCTGGTTTGACTTGCTGCTAGTAACTGCTACAGTCGCCTCATCGTGACACCTGTAGGAGTAACACATTGTCAAACGCCGCCCTAACCTCAACCTCGCACCATGAGCGCCGGGGGTACGTTCGCTGCCGCACCATCGGCCATTCATGGTTCGACTACGACTCGTTGTGGACACCACAGTTCGGCGTCCCTCTCACCTTGCGCTGTGAGCGCTGCGGTACCGAGAGGCGTGACACTCTCAGCAGCTACGGACAGTTGCTGGCACGGCACTACCACAAGCCGCAGGGCTACGACCTGACCAAGGGCGAGCCTCGCCTGAGCCGTGATGACTTCCGCATGGTTCTGCTGGCCATCCGCCAAGAAGAGGCGCTGCGCCGTGGCGACCTGGTCGAAGACGACGTGGAGGATGCGTCATGAGCGACATCAACTCCTTCGACATCATTCCGATGCCTGAATCTCTCAGTGTTGAAGCACCGGTATCACAACCACCTGATGACGACACCACCTGTCCCGAGTGCGGCCAGCCTTGTACTTCACGGGCTGGGTTGGCCCGCCACCGCTTGGCTGCTCACGGTGCCATCGACACCAGGGGCAAGGTCAAGTGCGAAGTGCCTAGCTGCAGGGCGTGGGTTACGCCAGGCAGCGTGGGTCGGCACATGCGCAACGTTCATGGCATCTATGGTGGTGTCACCGGGATCCGTCGCAAGCGTGGGCGCCCAGTGGGATCGAAGAACGTGCCGCAGGCCAAGAGGGAGACAGACGATTCCGTCGTCATCGAACAACCGAAGAAGCTGCCGCCGTTGACGGCTGATCAGATCACTCGCGCAGCGGCCGAGTCGTTGTGGCCCAGGGGCATCCCCCACGACAAGCTGGCTGCCCTGCTGCGCTGGAACAACCAGACCTACGAATTCCTGACCGAGGTATCACAATGAGTAGCAACGTGCTGGAGCAATTCGAAGACCTCGACTACCCCGGCCGCAAGAAGCCGGTCAACCGTGACAAGAAGGTGGTCACTGCCGTAGTCGATGAAGAATGGGACGCCAAGCCGGTGTACTACCGGCTCCCCGGACAGACCGA